TGCACTTGCAAAAACAGGATTGAAAGGATGGAGGGCTATTTTTTATTCGGGGAAGTCTCCACTTACCGCGGTTTATGCTGACGATAAGACGGCCCCAAGGGCGATCTGTAGGGCTGCGCTTTTGTTGGAAAGCCGCATAAGGACTTCGTAAGGAACTTTTTGCTTTTATGATTAATACTTACACAGCGCAAGTAGTTGAAAAAATGGTGAGCCGTGAAGGAGTTGAACCTTCGACCCGCTGATTAAGAGTTATCTGCACAACGGGATTTATACACGAAAACGTGGCCTTATGCAACACTAAAAATCCTTATAAGGAACGGGGGTGATAACTATGACGAAAAAGGGAACAGCGAAGAAGCCGTCCACAATGCCCGGCAAAGGCGGTAAGAAGTGTTAAGGAGTAAAAATCTCGAGATTTTTAAAAAGGAGGAACACGTAGATGATTAAGCCGACAGTAGGAAGAAAGGTCTGGTACAGACCTGCAGTAGAAGTTGACGCGGGTATGGTGAGAAATGGTGACGATCCTCTCGATGCAACTGTGGTAGCGGTCCATAGCGACAAAATGGTGAACCTTTCCATATTCGACGCGAACGGAACGCAGCATGTTCGTAACTCCGTCGAACTTGTCCAAGACGGCGTGCAGCCTCCATCAGACATCGGATACTGTGAGTGGATGCCGTACCAGATCGGCCAGGCCGCAAAATCCGAAGCAACAACGCAGTAATTTTTTTGTCTTTGTGGGTAATACTTTAGTGCTAGTGGGTGCGCGCATAGAGAGGCTGCGCGTTAAATGGGGCGCCGGATTATCCGGGCATCGAAAGATGATAAATGGGGAACCAGCAACCCACTTTAAATATACAGGTCTTAACCGACTTGCTCCTGTATGGCCGATTATTCGGCAGATCAAGAACGTGGGTCGTAAACAGAGAGGGTCCGGGAGTTTCTAACCGTAAGGTATGCTTTTCTCCCCCTCGACCGTGATAATGGTCAAGACCTCACAGGGTTTGAAGTCCCCCTGCCGTTTAGCAAAAAAAGGCGTTTTGCTTAAAACCTTCTTAAATGCTATCACGGGAAAGAAAAGACAGAAGTAATGCTAGTGTTGTAAATTTACCACACCTAAAATAGACCACTTAAAATAGACCACTGTTGCAAAAAAGCCACAAAAATTACAAATCATTATTGACTAATCAATACTTTGATGCTATACGTTCGCTCATAGTGTTGCAAAAAAGCCACACTGACAAAAAATGTCATGCCAAAGAAGATAACAGACGAGTCCGCACAGGATGATACAAGACGGTCGATCAACAAACTCTCGAAAGAGAACAAGAAGGTTGCAAAATTTCTACTTGGAGTGATCAACGGGACAATAAACGACGAAGTGTTTGACCGATATGGGAAACCGTATCTCGACAAAGAAGGCAACCCCATAAAACGCAAGGCAACGCTTCAAGTCCGGGTACAGGCAGCGCGAACGTACAAAGAACTTATCATCGACAAAGTAGTTCCTGACATGAAGCATGACCCGAAGAAAAAGAACAGAGACAAAAACGATTTTGCGGACGCATTGAGGCAAGTACATGAGGAACAGTTGCAAAAGCATGTAGAGGCCGGAAAGAATTAGCCACATTTACAAGGAGAAATGTTTTGGCCGTTCAAACAGATGTGAACGACCAGCTTGTTGAAATAACCCGCGCATTCTGGAATGACAGAGTGGGCTTCGTCAAATCTATCTTCAAAACAACTCCTACTGAACAGCAAGGCCAAGCACTTGAAGCGCTCGACAAAGAAGATTTTGTATCTGTAGGATCAGGACACGGTTGCGGCAAAAGCACCGTCGAGACATGGCTTATCTGGCATTACCTCTGCTGCCGCCCCTTCCCGAAGATCCCCTGCACCGCTCCGTCGAAACACCAACTCTACGATGTTCTTTGGGCAGAAATATCGAAGTGGCATCGCAAGATGAATTCTATCTACAGGTATCAATTCGAGTGGACCAAGGAGCGCGTGTTTCATGTTGACTTCCCCGAGGAATGGTTTGCCGCAGCCCGGACAGCGACGAAAGAGAACCCCGACGCATTGCAGGGTATCCACGCTGAGTACGTCCTTCGCATAATCGACGAGGCCAGCGGCGTTCCCGAACCCATCTTTGAAGTGTCCGACGGCGCCCACGGCAGCATCGAGACAAAAGAAATCATGTGCGCAAACCCGACGCGGCTTGAAGGCACGTTTTTCCGCTCTCATCATAGGGACAAGGACCATTACAAAGTTCTTACCTGGTCCTGCTTGGACAGCCCGATTGCTCCGGCGCGTTATATCACCCGCATGGAGCGCAAGTACGGCAAGGACTCGAATATTTATCGTGTTCGCGTGTTGGGGAAATTTCCACTTGCCGATGGCGATTCCTTCGTCCCCTACCATCTTGTCGAGGATGCGAGGATCCGTGAGCTCGTACCCCAGGCACATCTTCCCGTTGTGTTCGGCGTGGACGTTGCGCGATTCGGTGACGATTCAACAGTAATAGCAATCAGGCAAGGTGATGAATTCAAGCCCTATCACGTTCTTAGAGGTAAAAGCACGATGGAGGTTGCCGGTTATATTGTGTCCCTGGCGAACGAGCACAAGCCCGCCCAAATATTTGTTGACGTTTTGAACATGGGAGCCGGCGTTGTCGATCGTTTGGAGGAACAGGGACTTCCGGTTATCGGAATAAACGTGACCGAAACCCCGGCCTACAGCACGAACAGGTATCGCCGGCTGCGCGACGAACTTTGGGGAAACATGCGGACATGGCTTGAGGCGCGGCGCGGGAAATTGTGGGACAACAACGACGACGATCTGCTCGGGCAACTTACCACACCGAAATACACCATGACTTCAAATGGGCTGATCGTCATTGAATCAAAAGACGACATGAAGCGACGTGGTTTTGACTCTCCTGATATTGCCGACGCGCACAACCTTACGTTCGCCATGCCGACATCTAATTACACGAAGCCGGACGTTGATCTGGATGAAGAGGATGAAGATAGGTACAAGCCGTTTGATTCGGAAGTCGGATATGGTTGGCTGTTGTTTCCCCTTCTATCCTGCTTTTTTGGAGGATTTAAAAATGTCTTTGTGTAAATGCGGTTGCGGGATTGTCGACTACTATGATTCAAGACTTCGATAAGGAGGCGAACGGTTGAAATGACCAACGCCAAAGAAAAAAATTCCGACGAAGAAAATCCACAGGCCGGAAACGGAGCGTTATCGACCTGGATCACGGATATTTTCACGTCGTTCAAGAGCGCGAGAGAACCCTTCGAGGAAATGTGGATCGAGTGCTGGTACAACTATCTTGCGAAATATCAGCAAGACACAGCATGGAGAAAACAGACCGAGGGACAGAACGGGCATAGCCGAATATTTATCAAACTTACGACGCTCAAATGTAACACGGCACACGCGAAGATAATGGACATGGCGTTTCCGACGAACGGAGGCGAAGAGGTCCCCTTTGACATAGACCCTATCAGGTCTCCTATCCACGATGCTACCGGGATGTCAGACGAGGACATAAAAAAGATCGCTGAAAATTTAAAAAACAAACTCAAGAACCATCACAAAGAAATCGAGTTGATCGAGAACATCGACAATGCCGTTCTTGAAATGTGCATCCTGGGGACCGGAGTAATTAAAGGACCGATTATCGACTACCGGAAAATAAAGAAATTCAATCCTCGCATGGTATTCGGGCTTCCGGTTTCGCATTTCGATTCTTCGATTAATCCATACGAAATATCACACGACGAAGTTCCGCTTCCTGTATTTAAGCATATTCCGCTTTGGAGCTACTACGTTGACGTAAACGCGGAGAGCAACAGGAAGAGCATTGGAGAGATCCATTTCGACCGGATGTTGCCGAGCGAATTTATGGCGCTGAAAGCTCTTGGTGGATACCGAGCCAACGTAATCGACGACGTTGTATCCAAGGCATCGGTAGACGATTCTACCGAGGACTTCAAATATGTGCAGCTTGCAGACAACTATTCCGGCAAGAACGGAGAGAAAGATAAAAAGATCAGCACCGTTGAATATTGGGGACTCGCCAAGGCCGGAGACGTTCGCGCCGAGGATGCAGAAGTTCCCGAGCAGTTCAAAGATGACGACCTGGTAGAGACGCTTGCCGTGCTTGCAGGAAACGGATCGGTTATAAAGTGCTCATACAATCCAATCGGTCGGCGCGTGTTCAACGTATGTCCGTTCAAAAAAGTGCCACATTGTATTTACGGGCATGGTCCGGCCTGGGCCATGCGCGATTCGCAGAAGATGGTCAATTCCACATACCGCATGATTATCGACAACAAGGCAATTTTCGGCCCCGGCATGCTGGCCGTGAACTTTGACCGGATCAATACCAAACGTACCAAGGACATGAAGATTTATCCTGACAAGGTATGGTACGTCAAGGGCAACTATGCCCCAAGAGACGTGATAGACAATATCAAGTTTCAGGACTCGACCAAGGACTTGCGAGAGCTTGCCATGGACTTTGATCGTTTTGCGGACGAGGAAACCGGAATACCGAAATTTGAGACGGGCGATCAAGCGTCCTTCCTGAATAAGACGGCATCCGGAATGTCGATGCTCATGCGTCGGACAGATGTGAATATAAGGCCGGCAATAAAGAACATCGACGACTTTTGGATTGAGCCGATTATCGAGGCCGAAGCTGATTGGTTCATGGAAATGGACCCTGACCCGAATATCAAAGTTCCGTACAAAGTGAAGGCTACCGGAACGTCAACACTCATATCCAACGAGATCAAGATGGAGAATTACGCGAAGTTCATGCAGATTACCGGCGCAAATCCGCAGGATGCAATTTTCGTTGACCGCGTGAAGGCAATCAAGAATTGGGCCAGGATGCTCGACACGACAGAGATTATGCGTTCGGATGATGAGATAAAGCAGATCATGGACGAGATGAGCCAGCGCGCGAACGAACCGAAAGACATGCGGGAATTTGTCCAGATCGACAAGATTTTCCCGCTACTGACCGCAGCCGAGCAGAGCCAGATCGTGACGCAGCTTGGAATTCAACCGGATCAAACGGGTCGGAAGCAGCTTGCGCAACTTGATACCGAGACAAAACAAGCCAAGATAAACGAAATGAACTCAAAAGCAACGGCGTCTGCGTCTGTTCCCGTTTCGTTCTCTAAGTCTGGATCTCAATCTTCTCCTTCGGCGGCCTCGTCGCAGCCTCAGCAGACAGTGATGAACTTCGGGTTCAATCCTCACGCTAACAAGAAAATAAAAATTACGAAGCATCCGGCAGGACACTATGAAGCGCAGGTCATGCCTGATGAACAGGGGGCGCAAACGCAATGAGCCAGATGTCGGATTATCTTGAAACGCAGATCGGAAATTTGCTGTTTCGTACTCAGGCTGCATGGAAGCCGGCGGCTATCTACATTGCGCTGTTCACCGCGGCCCCGAGTGATGCTGGTGGCGGAACGGAAGTGTCCGGCGGGTCGTATGCGCGCGTTGCCGTTACCCAGGCTGATGCGCAGTGGAACGCTCCGGCAGGCGGAAATGGACTATTCAGCAATGTAAACGATATCTCCTTTCCCGCACCGACCGCGAATTGGGGAACGATAGCGGCAGTAGGTATTTTTGACGCATCGTCCGCCGGCAACCTGATTATTTGGGGGCCGCTTACCACCAATAAAACCGTGAACAACGGAGATCCCGCGCCGAAATTCGCAGGCGGAGCACCGGGACAACTACAGATTACGTTTGCTTAATGGTTTGGTATTACGGCATACGGTCATCGGACAAAAAGGCACAGGTTTTTGAGACGGACGCCTTGCCGAAAATGAAATATCTTATGAAGCCACGCATAGTAAATAGTATTGAGTATCAATGCGTACACGGCGGTAAAGAATGCAATTGGACGAAAGAAGAAGCGGCCGCACATTCAAAGAAACATGGGGAACCGTTAGCAACTGAGGCTATCTAAGCATGGCGACATATTTTGGCGAGACAACACCCGGCGCAAGTTGGGATACTTTTGAAACCTCTACATCTTGGTTTAGAAATAAAAATAAAACCTATACGTGCCCTGGGTCCGGCAATCAATCGCTGACGGAATTATCGGCATATGTGAGAACTAAAAATGGAAACGCATGCCACATACGATTGGCGATTTACGATACCTCAAACAACCTGATCTACCAGATGCCCGCGGAGGTGCTTGTTACCGGGGCGGGCGGATGGATCGGACAGACAGGCATAACCGGGGTAACGCTTGTTGGTGGTACTAATTATCGTATAGCCTGTTCTTTTGATACTCCTAATGATATTGACATTGCGTACAATGCTGAATCATTGGGAGACCATACAAGCGAATTTAACGTTGAGTATACCGGAGGATGGCCAAGCACGTTAGCGGATAGCGGCGACGATGATTGGGTAAAATCCGTTAGGGCGGGGGTTGATCCGGCGGGAGGCGATACGGCCCTGTCCGCGTCTGTCTCCTGTGTCTGCGTTGTTTCCTCGATCCTAACAACGATAATTCAAATGGCCGCTTCTATTTCCTGCGCGGCCACGGCAGCCGCGCAACTTACGACACTAATCGGAATGGCTGCATCGGCAGCATGTTCCTGTGCGGTATCTGCCGAGCTTACAACAGAAACGGCAAGCACTCCTCTTTCAGCATCAGCAGTCTGCGCCTGTACGGTTGCGGCGGAACTGACCACGGCTATCGCCATGGGCGCCAACATTTCTATTGGAGCGGCCGTTGTTGCGAATCTGTACGAGAAGCCGCAGCAGATTTCTCAATCAGGAGGAAGCGGAGGACACAAGAGAAAAAAGCAGGAAAGCGCCTGGATGCCTTGGGCTCCTCCGGAAGAGATTAAGTTTTTCAGAAAAATCCCCGTAGCTCCCGAGGAGGACCGATCAGTACAAGAGGCCGAGCGCATTGTTGCTAAGTATCAAAAAATCATAGACGACACAGTTGTAAGAATTTCTGACAATAAAAAGAAAGAGACAGCACGTCTTACCGTCGAGAGAAAACAGCGAGAGAGAGAATACACCGAGGCGAAACTTGCGCTTGAAGCTGCACATCTAAACCTCACGATTGCGATTGAACAAGAAGAGGAAGCTGTCATGGCCGCGGTCATGGCGGTATTACACTATGGATTTTAACAAGGCAATAACCAGGCTGCATGAAGAGGGATTGGTTAGCGAGTTGGAATTGAGGATTCAGGAATGGATCGATCAGGCACAGACGCAGCTTGACGATGGAGAAGGAAACGATCTTCACCGGGCGCAGGGAGCCAAGAAAGAACTGCTCAAGGTTCTTGCATTACCCGAGGAGATTTTAGAAGAGCACGAAGCGGAGAAAAAGCAAGGAAGTTGACCGGACTATCGCGCTTTGCGTGACCCGGAAATTCTAACGTAGCGGGACTACCGAATGCCGCGGACCTCGTAAATTTGAGGCTACCCGAGACAAGAGGCCCCAAAAAGGAGGATTCAGATGGAGCAGAAGGACGAAGTAAAAGACGATCAGAAGGAAGAGGCCAAGCAAGGCGATAAGGGCGCCGAGTACGATCAGGAGTGGGCAAGGCTTGAGGAAGAAGAGACCGGGGAAAAGCCACAGCAGAATCAGGAAAAAGAGGAAGAATCCGTTGAAGATGACAAAGAAGAGCATCCTGTAGACGACGACAAAAAGGAAGAGGCCGCTCCGGTAAAGGACGCCAAGAAGGAAGAAGTTAAAGACAAAGACCTTACCGGAATTGAGAAAGCCCTCCATGACACGAAGTCGTATGCGACGAAGTTGGCCCAGGAGAACGCGAACCTCAAAAAAGCCCTGAACGAGAAAGATTCCTCGGACAAGGCCAAGAAGGTTGAGGAAGCGAAGGTCGCTCAGAAAGAGGCGCAGGATCGGCTCAATGGTTCGCTGCAGGAAGCCTATAAGGAATACCCCGAACTCAAGGAGGCCCTGGACGGCCTGAAATCTGAACTCATGACGACCCGGAAGGAAATCGACGGGCTCAAGAGCGAGAAAAGCAAACAGGAGTCAGAACAGGCCAAGCTCAAGGAAGATGCGGCATACTTCGAGCAGAACATCAAACCGGAAATCGTCAAAGTACATTCAGACTTCGACGCCATAGTGAAAGATCCTCAAGCAGTTTTTTTCAAATGGGCTGAGAAACAGACGCTTGCAATCAGGGTGGCCGTATTCAACTCCATGGACCCTGCGGACATGAACATGGCTATCGATGCGTACAAGCGAGACAAGTCCTCTGGCTATATCAAGGAAACAAAGGACAAGGATGCCAAGGACAGAGACCTTAAACTAAAAAACGCTCAATCCTTACGGGGAGGCCAGCAAATTCCCGACAACCTTAACGTAGAGTCCGGGCCGAAGGGCAAGGAAAACTACGAAGGCGGTTGGGACGAGGCCGGAAAACTTCTCGAAAAGGAGGGAGTATCTTGAAAGGAGTAACACACGATGCTTTATTCTGATATCAGTCCCCGCACACAGGCATACGCGGATCGCCGGCTTTTGACCAGGGCGAAAACCAATAACATTCTTGGACAGTTCGGACAGTCGAAAGTCCTTCCGTCCAAGTCAACACAGACCATGAAGTTCCGCCGGTATAATCGGCTGGCGGCGGCAACCACGCCGCTGATGGAAGGCGTAACGCCGTCCGGCAAGACACTGACCAAGACGGATGTAACCGTTACCCTGCAGCAGTTTGGCGACTTCGTTACCATTACCGACGTTATTCAGGATACGCATGAGGACCCGATTCTCAAGGAGTCCACGGACATTCTTGGCGAACAGGCCGGGGATACCTGGGACATTCTCAGGGCCGGGGTGCTCAAGGCGGGAACCAACGTGTTGTATGCGAATGGTACAAGTCGAAGCGCGGTCAACACCGTTATCACGATAGGCGGACTTCGCACGGCCACTCGACTACTCAAGCGGCAGGAAGCCAAGCAGATCAAGTCGATTATCAAAGCCGGCCCCAATGTAGGCACCTCTCCTATTGCAGCCGGGTTTGTCGGTGTGTGCCATGCAGACCTTGAGCCCGACCTCGTTCAGCTTACCGAATGGAAGTATGTGCATGAATATCCTTCCAGCGCCGGAGTGATAGACGGAGAAATAGGTTCGGCTGCCGGGATTCGGTTTGTCCTTGACAACAATGTGGTGCCTTGGACCGACGGCGGAGGCGCGAAAGGTACGACCCTGTCCACGACCGGTACATACTCAGACGTGTATACCATTCTGATCTTCGGTCAGGACGCATACGCGACGGTTGCACTTGCCGGCAAGAACGCGGTATCTACCTTCGTGAACAACCCGAAATCGATCACCGGGGATGAACTTGCGCAGCGCGGGTCTGTCGGCTGGAAGGGATACACTGCAACCACGATTCTGAACGACCTGAATATGCTCAGGGTCGAAACAGCGGCAATCGGCTAAACAACCGGGAGAGGGGCGACCCTCTCCCTTTCCTAATACCATTTTGAGAGGAGTGTCACCATGAGCGATACAAACAAAATCGGTTCTTTTGTGGGGACCGGCGCAATACTGAACGTAGATTTGGGGTTTGTTCCGGCCTACGTTGAGTTGTTCAATCCGAACGATGCAGGATCTTTGATGCCGTCTTTGACTCGGTTCTCTGGCATGGCCGCAGCGTCGGGATTCAAAACTAAGTCCATTACCGATAACGCGACCACGACAAACAAGTCGAGTGAGTATATCACGGCGAACGGCCTGAGTGACTTCCTGGGCGAACTGCCGGGCAAGGCGCTTGTTGGGACCATTGCGGTCACGGCGGGGCTCAAGGCGCTTGTGGGGACCAGCACGCTGTTCCTCACGGACCTTCGTGTGGGTGATGTTGTCACGCTTGGCGGAAATCAGTACACGATTGCCGGGGTGACGACCGCAACAGCGGCAACTATCGTTGAAGTAGCGGTAAAGACGGAAACCGTCGGGCTTATGACCCGCGTAACGGGCCGCGCTGCCGGATTCACGCTCGGCGCGGAAACAGACCTGAACGTGTCAGGCGAAGCCGTATTTTACGCTGCATCGAAATAGATCAAAAGGGGTTCCGTGTCTATAGGAACGGAGCCCCATTACCTTAAAGGAGGAGAACGAACATGAACGACAATTTAAACGAGGGAGCAGAAGGATCAGAGGGGACGGTATTCCTCGGAGAAGAAAAAGACAACAGGGCCTCCAAAAACTCGGCATCGAGGGCAAAGGTTTCCGGCCTGAGAGCAGATGACAACGCCGTTGAGACGAAAACCATGGAGACACTTCACAAGCAGCCCGTGAAGCGTATCGTCATTGACTCCACGGAAACACAGAAAGAAGATGTCCACGTTGCGGTGAACGGGCATACCTACTGCATCCAGCGCGACAAAGAGGTCGAGCTTCCCTTGGCCGTGATTGAGGTTCTTGATAACGCAAAGACCACGGTATACAAGCAGGTAAAGCGCGAGAACGGAGAGGGTTATGATCTCGTCCCGAGCGAGGTCCGGCGTTTCCCCTATCGCACGGCTTGATCGGAGGATATGATGTTTTCTATCGCTCACAGAGATGTTGATGGGAAAATAGCTCTTTACGCTCGGGTGAAAAGGCTTGACGACCTTCTTTTTTGGAACGCGAACGGATCGTCATGGACCACTACCGAATCTGGCTTGTGCAACGTGGTGCTTACCGAAGATCTTGCCATGCCCGGACGATATACCGCATCGGCAACATTCAACCCGTCCCATGGTACCACGTATGAAGTTGGAGTTTATGAGTCAGGCGGCACGCTGATCGTAAAGACCAAACAGCCCTTTGTGAGTGATAAGAAAACAGCCTTGCAGATGGTCAACGATATTCAGGCCGCGCTCAGAATGCCGCAGTCCGCGGATTTCACGGCCCCACATGCGAAGTTGGTTCTATCGCAAGTCAATACAGCGATTCAGTTTATGATCGAGACTTGCGAGTGGCCGGAGATGAACCTGGACGGGTCGTTTATGACCAAGGCTGGCGTGTCCGTCTACTCTTTGAGGCCGGTGAACGCCTCGCTGGTGGACACGATCAAGCGGTTGCAGATCGGGACAAGCGTTCCGCTGACGAAGCAGCTTGACGGACCTTTCCGTTCTCTGCAGAAGGTCAACACAACTCAGACGCAACCCACGGATTACCGGATCTATGCAAGGGCAGGTGGAAACCTGATAATAGAGTTAACGCCCACTCCTGGCGCTGCTTATCAGGTTGATTTTGACATTATGTTACAGGCCGCCATGCTTTCGGCAATTACAGATATCCCCCTGCTCGAATCTCAGACCGTTTTTCTCGGAGGGCTTGCCTTCTCAAAGAAGGAGCAGGGACAGTATTACCAGGACGACCTTGGAGCATTTCAGAGCAAGGTGAATATGCAGGCGGAAAATCAGTCTGAACCGAATTGGGGAGACGCAGAGGCGGTATGAGTTCCAGGAAAAGACAAGAGGCAATACCAACTACCCTTGGAGACTTTTCCGGCGGAGAGGCGGACCTGCCTGTCTCAAAGTTTCCGGTAAAGTTTTCTACCAAGATGGTGAACTGGCATCCCACACAGACTGGCGGAGTCGCGTTTGTGCCTGGGTATGCTCGCGTGAACCAGAATGCGGCGAACGAGGCGTTTCAGAGCGGACATACCTTCATTAAGGCTGACGGTACAAAGATTCGGCTGGTGGCAGGCGGAGGACAAGTTTATAGAAGTGACGGGACTACGCTGACGGTCATAAAGAGCGGCCTGAATGCCGCGGCAATCGTTCGATTTATCACAGCAAATAATTACTGCATAATGATGAACGGAGTGGATGCTCCCATGAAGTACGACGGCACATCCGTTACCGCGCTCGGCGGATCTCCTCCGGCTACGGCTTTTAAGGGCGTGTTTTACAAAGGCCGCGTCTGGATGATCGAGCGGACCAACAAGCTACTGGCATCTTACTCAGGGTTGCTTGCGATTGAGGACTATACGTCTGCGCACAATGCAGGCTACCTTGATTTTACCAAAATTCTAAAAACCGGAGATGAGCTTACAGACATCGAAAGCTATGTTGACCTCCTGGTGTTCTACTTCAAGAACCATGTGGTCGTCTACTCCGGCAATACCCCCACGGATTACGGTGATTTCCAGATTGTGACTCAGATCGAGGGCGCCGGGGCAATTACGGATACGGTCTGCTCAACGGGACTGGACCATTACTTTCTGTCACAGATTGGTGTTCGATCCCTAAGACAGGCAATGCAGACCGGCGCGGATGCGGAGGATTTGATTTCAAAAAATATCGCGCAGCGTCTTTCAGGGGCCTATCAATCGAATGCAACAGGAACCTTCGCAAGCGCGCACTTTCAGCGTCTTGGCTGGTACATGCTGCTTATCGGAGATGAAATTTTATGTTATGCGTATAACCGCGGAGCATGGTTTCGTATCGCAGGGGCGGATATCCTCGGTATGTTCTCGGACTCTGACGGGTCAACGGTCTACATTTGCGGCAGAGGATTTCTTTATCAATACGATATCGGATGGACGTTTGACGGCAAGCCCATCTATCGAGAGTGGGATGGCGCATGGCTCAAGTTTTTCAAAAATCAGGAAAAGGGATTTCCTAAAGTGCTTGAAATTTACGCGACGCCAGGGCAAGACATTGAACTGCAATTGGCACAACGGTTCGATCTGAACCAGGGCTTCCCCGACGGACTGCAGACGTTCACCGTAAGCCCCGCCCCGTCGCTCATGGATGAACCTGTACCTGATATTTGGGAGAATTGCTTTTTCATGGATTGCGATGATTATGTGCCCGACAGGTTTCCCCTTTTCGGATCGGGATCAACGATGCAACTTTGTTTTTCGAGCACGACACCAAACGGGCCTTGCGAGATTAATAGCGAAAAGATGCTCTATACACCGGGAGGCGATTGATGGCATATCAAAGAACATACGGGACAACCAGATTCATGCAAAGGTCCGCGGCAAAATTGAGCTTGCCAAGCGCATGGATCGACGGAGAGTTGAACGATATCTACACCATTCTCAACAGCATGACACTCTCTGTAAACACAAGCGAGTGGTCTTTGCATAATGCCACGGTGAACTATATCGACGCGAGTAGCTTCACCTGCGCCGGGGACCAGACGGGAACATTCCACGTCAAGCGTCGCATCCGGGCGAACTTATCAGGGACTTACGTTTACAGCAAGGTATCCACGGCAGTCTACAACAGCGGGACCGGGCTTACGACAGTCACGCTTGCCGATGCCGTGCTGACGGTTTCGCTCTCACAGATATTTTACGGAATACTTGACACAGTGAACGGGTCCGCCGGCGCTGATTCTATAATGAGCGATCCGGTAGGCGATATTGCAGCTACGAATGTGCAGGCGGCCATTGCGGAACTGGAAACAGAAAAGCTTAAGGCGTCTGACATTCTCAGTGATTTCGTTATTGAAGGACTTCTCGGTACGGTTCCGGGATCTGGCTTGTCAATGACTACCCCCGCCGGCAAGGTTTGGCAGAGCGGAGTGCGCATAATTTCAACCGGATTCACGCAGACCTATACGGCTTCGCGGGACACTTATGATTCTATCAATAACGCCGGGGCAATCACGCACACTGAAGTAGCGAACGGCGCTGCACAGCCGGCGCTTCCTACGAATTCTCAATGGCTGCAGAAGGTCGTTACTGGCGCATCGGCTATTACGAGCGTTACGGATATGCGGCTGTTGAATGACGTTGAGTATAGGTTAAGGACTGCGGATTTTGTTCAAGACTCTGTTGTGACGGGACTCTTGGGGACTGCACCTGGATCAGGATACTCAATGACGATTCCGGGCGGCATAGCCTATGTGATCGGTAGACGGGTAATAAAATTATCTGGCACCGCTGATCTTGCTCATACCTACACGGCAGGCAAAGATACCTACGTTGATATTGGCATTGACGGCGCAATCACCTATTCGGAGGTTGCGAACAACAATTATATTATTTCTGGACTTCTTGGGACGGACCCCGGCGCGAGTCTCACCATGACCACACCGGCAGGTACAGGATATCAAAGCGGAACGTATATCACTCCGGCGGGAGGCGCATATGCCTACACAGCAAGCAAAGATACTTATGATAGCGTGGACAATGCAGGAGCGATCACACATACGGCTGTTAATAATGGCGCAGGGCAACCTTCACTTCCAGCAAATTCTCAATGGTTTCAAAAGGTCGTCACGAACGGGACTGAAATAACATCAGTTACCGAGATGAGAAATACGAATTCCCTGCTTAACGCCCCTGCTCTCGCGTCCAACGCAATGCGGTTGCAGAGAGTATTTACGAACGGAACGCAAATAACCAAAGTGTTTGATATGAGAACAGTCGTTGTTCCCGGTGTTGGAATCGTCGGAGGAGTGGCTAATAGCCTTGCCATGACAGGAGAGGTGAGTGGTACTGCCAGTGCCGCTTCTGTTGATTTCGATATGGGGTCTGTAAAAGCCGGGGATGAAATATTTGTGACAATGCTCGCATCTATAACGTTAAATAGTACTGGCGTCGCCCAAATGGGAATAGGGAAAAACTCTGGCACAGCTACTATTAGTAATGGAGTCACGGCGAATGGTGTTCTAAGATCTCCGTATATATACATACCGGGAGGTATTACCGATAGCACTCCGGGCACAATAACGTTTAGTGGAATAATTCATGTGACAGGAGATGGAACATTGCATCTGTACGCTGCTATTAATCAGATAACAGCAACGGTTACAGGGAACTGGGTAGGATATCGTGCGTTCTTTTTAAAGAAGCAATAAACAGACAGGGAGTGCAATGAAACTCTTATCTCTGAAATGGTCCGAGCAGAACGACAGCCGGGACCGGGACATTCTCAACCAGGTCCTACGGGCACAATGGTGGATCAATCCCCTGCTGAACCCTGAATGCGGGAGGGTCGTGCCGGCGCCGCTCTATCCTGGTCTTTTGGCCTGGGCTGATGGGACGAACTGGAACCCTGGCAGCGGCGAGGGATTTTATCGCTATACCGGGTCTGCCTGGGTATTTGTGGGGTGATATGAGACTCGTACCGTATGAATATAAGCACAATGCTCGGCTTATGGAGATCGTAAAAATCACCGAACCTTGGTTTGAGTACAACCGC